CTATACGTCTGCTTCGAACTGCCCTCTTAGCTGCTGGATCATACTAACCACTGAATACGGTGGTTCTTGACTTGCCGTGGTAACTGTCCCACGATTCTGATACCAGAATTCGGCCAACATGGCCACCGCAATATCAAATTGTGAGTATGCTTGTAGCGCGTCAATTTTCGCTGTGCTGTCAACGGCATTGTGAACATAGTCTTGCGCCGCTGTCAGGTAGTTGCTGATCAAACTATCGTCAGTATCAGTCTGCACACGCAGGCTATTTTTAATGTCATCAGTAGTGACAGTCATGTGCTCATCTCCTATATAAAAATAGGGCGTACCCTGAGGCACACCCCACTAAATTATGCGCTTAGGCCTTTACCGGTGTGATGTCAACAATTCGAGCAGCGTCTGGATCAACCACTTCATAGTCGTTGCGGATGACAACCGCCAAACCTTGACTATAACTGTCGAACCGTTCCCACTGGGTGTTGACTTCGTTCTTTTGGGCTAAGAAAATCGCTTGGGAAAAGTCTCCGATGATGATCCGATAGGTGCCAGCCTTATCAGTCGGCAATACTTTGTTAGCAATCACAATCACCGGTGCTCCAAACAGTTGCTTGCCTGATGGTGCAGTGATTGAAGGTTGTAACAAGTATCGGCCCTCGCTGTCTTTCAGGGTATCAAGGTAGTTGAAAGCATCCTGATTGACGATAACAGACAAGGACAATGCTGGATCTAACTCAACATTGAAGGTTTGCTTGATGTCATCGAGGCCAGTACCCGTGATGTGCTTGAAGTTATCATTGCTACCGGTCTTGCCCGTGAGAACACTGATAATGTTGCTATTGTCCGTGTTTTGTACCAGCTTCTTGAGTTGATTCTTAACCTCGGCAACAATATCAACCTCACTGTCTTCTACCAGTTCATTAGACAGATAAATCTTGCCAGCACGGGTAGCAACCTTATAGTCAACACCACGGAATAGGGTTGCATCGATCTCTGGCACGTCTGCGAGTTCTTCCTTGGTGGCTAAGACACCATTGTTAGTGAGGGCAATTGGGTAGGTGCCGACTGGGGTACCAACCTGCTTCACAGTGACGTATTTAGCCAGGTCATAATCGGATTCCTTTAGATTCCAGACGTCTTCGATGACTTCTTTAGGAACGACTGTACCAGCAGTGGTTGTCGTTAAGCCGTCACGTTGTTCGCCCATGCTACGGATGTAATCTTCATACGCGCGGGACTCGGTATGTTCTTCTTTATCAATAATAGTTTTTTCGGTCATGGTTTTATCTCCCTTTTCTGGTTGTTCAGTATTAGTTTTTAGCCACTCAGTGTAGCTGCGTTTGTCCACTTGGACGTTGGTATCGTCATACGCTGGAATAGCCACCAGTGAGACGTCAAACAGACTCTTTACTTGCTTGATGGTACGAATCACTTGCCCGCTGTCGTCCTTAGTGAACGTGTCACCGTCTGGCGCAGCATTGAAAGTAAAACTCATGGCTGATAGATTACCAGCTTGGACGTTGTTATAAGCATCATTGGCTGTGGTCGTATCGGGTAAGGTTGCTTCAAACTGCAAGCCTTTATCATCGACATTTAGACTCAAGGTGCCAGCCTTAGTACTGGCTAAGACTTGGCTAAAATCATGGTTTGAAACCATATAGACGTCTGATAGATCCACATTGTCGAATGCGTGCGGATCAACGACTTCTTTAAAACCACCAAGATCCTTACTTGGGCTATTGAAAACTACTGCATAACCACTTAGTTTCTTTGACCCGCTAGTGGTGTCGTTCTGTTGCTGTGTGTCTGGATCGTCTTGGTCTTGACTGTCGTCTGCTGTGGCAGGATCAGCGGTAGTTAGATCAGCATCAGGATTCAGGCGTTTTTCTACGTCATCTTGATTCATTAGACGCACTTCCTTTCTGTTTATCTTGATAAGTGACAAGGTTGCTTAGTGGCGTGTAGTTCAGACTGGCCATAATCTCATCTCCACCGGGAATTGATGGCAGGTTTAACTTGGCTCGTGCTTCATTAGTGGTCAGAACACCACCTTGCAGCCCCTTAACTGCTAGTTCTTGCATCGTGGCTGGGTCTGCACTGAACAGCTTGTCAGTGTTGAAACCGAATCGATTATCGCCAGTCGAAAGCTTAGCGTCCATCTCACTTGCGAAGCAGGTAAAATACTGAATCAACGTGTTTTGCAGATAGATCAAATTCGACTGTACGGCATTGGAGTGCTCGCTTTCGATACCCAGCCGATCCAGTGGTAACCCGAACGCTTTGGCAATCTGTTTCGTTGTCCAATCGCTAGAATTGACTAGATTCAGCACGTCAGTATTAACTTCGAGTTGCTTGTAATCCATATCATTATCTAAAATGATGGTCTTGAGGGCATTATCACCACTGTTGGCAGCTTCAAACTTTGATCGGATATTCTCTTTAGCTTTGGTGTCTAGCTGGGTCTTGTTGACTTTAAGAATGCCTGTCCCTTGGACACCGGTGTTAAAGAAACCTTTCAGCAACGCATGCCCAGACTTTTGTACCCCAACCTCATCACGGAGGCTATACAGTGGTGATAGTCCTTTGTAACCGTCTTGTGTGAAGCACTTGAAGTGTAAGACCTCACTGGCATTTAAACGCTGTGAACGACCGCTGTCAGGCGTGTATTCGTAACTGATAATGCCGGTCGTATCATCTTGTTTAACCACCATTTGACTGTTGAGGACTAACTCGAAGCCAGTGACTTGTCCGCTAGGATTTTTAGTAACCCGTGCAAAGCTGTTACCATTCAGCAGCATGTTAGCTGCTAGAGCAAATTTGAACGACCACGCGGTCATATGGTCATTGGGCGCTTTGTTAAGGAGCACGCTGATGCGCTTATCACTGTATTCAATCGGATTGGTTGCAAGATCACTGGCAATAACGCGCACCGCCGTAAACACATCCGAATTACGCAAAGCGCCAATCCCCACATATAGGCCGCTGTCATTGCTGGTCATGCTGACAAGCGCATCTAAGAACGGTTCGCTGTTGTCATCTCGTGGCTGGGTCGTGTCATTTTTGAAAAAGCTCATTGTTTCACCTCCCTTTGTTAAAGTTGATGATGACTGCGACGGAGATCAGGGCCGTGCCGACTGCTAACATACCGACACCGAATCCGAACAGCCACCAGATCCCGGCAACCATACAGATCAGTCCCAGTAGTAACAACACGGTCTGCACATTAAAAACCAAAGTCATCGCTCGAATAAAAGTCATTGTCTGCTACCTCGCTTTCCTTGTTTTGATCCATTGCAATTGTGTAGGCATTCATCAGTGCGGCTACGGGGTCGATCTTCGTAGCGTTGTGGGCCTTATCGATAATTGGATTGTTATTAGCGTCATATTTCAGAATGGCGTTATTAACGGCATAGGCCAGTAACTGATTATCAGGGTGCTTTAACTTGCCATTGAAGAGATCATCACGAAAGCGAGTTGTTGGAATCGACAACGTGCGCTGGCCTTGGCGTACTTCAACCATTGGCAAGTCACGCTTTTCAAACTCTGGTAGTAAGTAACCAAACGACCATGGATCGTAACAGATGGCACGCACGTTCCACTGGTTCCGCTCGATCAGGTCGAGAATGAAGCGTAGCACCTCGTCATAGTCGATCATGCCGCTGTCGAGTTTGGTAATGCTGCACTCACCGCGACTAGCACCACTGATGTAATCGAACCCGTCACGTTTGATTTTCTCTTCCAGTCCGTACTTCGTTCCCACGAATGAATGACTGTCAGCATACAGGTAGCCATCTTCTGGAACCAACCACGAAATACTGGTCAGGTCGCTAGACTTAGAGAGATCCAGCCCGATATACACGTCTTTGTCTCTAGTGTCTGGTGGCTCGATAGTGGCTTTCTCCCAGTCGTCAAGACTGATGTAACTGTCTGCTCTGGCTGATTGCCACATGTTGAAGTTCTTGACGAGAATTGGCCGCAGGGTTCCTTGCTTGGCTGCTAGATCAACATCAGCTTGCAAGCTAGGCCGCATTGTCTTCGCTCTTTCAGCATTAGCCAGTAGTGGATTGGACTTCTCCCAAGTCTCTGGCGCAAAGGCTTCATCCTTGCTATCCTGCTCAAAAATGGCAATAAAATACCGATCAGCTTGTTCGCGACCGGTTAAGATTTTGGAGACAAATTTATATTCTTTATACATAGGGCCATTCAGGTCTGGTCCCGTGGTCGAGATGACGGCTAGCAAACTGTTATCACTGTTGATTTGGCCAGATTTGAGTGTTCGTAGAATCTCATCGGTACGAGCTAAGGCGAACTCATCAATAATAGCCAAGTCACTTTGATAACCATCTAGGCTGTGCAGATCAGACGCAAGCGGAACAGCTCGGCTGTTGCTCGGCAAGTCGATGATTTCGTTACGGTTGATCTTCAAACGATCACGCACCGATTTAGACATCTTAGAGACCTGACGCAAACCACTAGACAGCATATCAAAGGCTAAGTGCGCTTGAGCGTTACTGTTGGCTGTGTAGACAATCTCTCGGTTCATGGCTGGTTTGTTCTCCATGAGGAGATACAGTGCGCCTAGATCAGCCATCAAAAAACTTTTTCCGTTCTTTCTAGCCATCGATATATAGGCTCGATCATAACGACGATTGCCAGTTTCCTTATCACGCCAGCCAAACAGTTCAGAGATCAACCACTTTTGAAAAAGCTCTAACTTGAGTGGTGACCCATCACGTGCCGGCATCAGTTCGATGAATTCAATGGCTTTGTTGGCAAAGTCCTCATCGAAGTAATACGGCCATGGATTCTTCTTGCGCTTGCTGGCTCTCAAATCTCTGCGATAACGTCTTGCTGCTTGCTTAATTTTTTTACCGGCAACAATCTCACCACTTAGTACCTTGTCGGTGTATTCAGTCGCATAGTTCACGATGACACCAGCTCTGCAAACGGATCGTCAGGCTTCTTCTTACTTTCATTCTTCACTGCTAACTTAGCCCGGCTGTAGACTGACAAGCCAAGCAAGTCATCAATACGGATCATCTGATTAGTGGCATCCAGTTTCATTTTGACTGCTGGATTAGCTTTCACACTGTCGCCCGTTTCAACCGTCATGCCTTGTTCTTTTACAAGTTCGGCCGCTTTCTGAATGTCAGAATAGGCTTGGCAGTGACTGGCAATCAGGGCAGCGTCCAGTTCGCTCACTGGAATATCCTTTTTGAGCAATGGTACAATGCGCTGCCATTCAGTCACAGCATAGTCATCAAGCCACACGGGGGGCTGATCGGCCAACTCTTGGTAAGTGAACAGTGTTTTCTCGATTGCAGCACGCTCAGCACGTTGCTTTTGGTTGATATGGCCTCGCATTTGTGTGACCGATTTAAGGGGTGCACCCATCGCTACCGCTTCCTTTATTTATAATTACGATTAGTATTATCTAATCTAATTATAACACATAATTTCAGTTTACATAATGCCGTGACCGTATTTTACGATTATTGGACATTTTCAAAATGCAAGGCATGTCCACCGGTCCTTGAAACAATGATACCTAGCCCCCATAACTAGATGGGGAAGCTCGCGGATCCTCATGCTTTGTCTTTTGCCAGTGGCACGAGTTGCATAGGCTTTGTAAGTTGCTCTCGTCCAGTCTGCGGCTCCAGTCCACACGTATCGGCACAATGTGATCCACCACGTCAGCTTGCACGTATAAACCCTTTGCTTGGCATCGTTCACAGAGTGGATGTGCTAGGCGATAGGAGTAGGACAGCTTGCGCCACGCTTTGGACTTGTAGAACTTAAAGTAACGACCACCGATTGCTTTACGATGCGCATAACGATCATAGTCGTCAGTTATCGGCTTCGGTTGGTGCTTCTCACAAAAGGTTTGATTGAACGGTACAAGTGTCTTGCAACCTGCATGGTTACACAGCTTCATTACCATTTTTCATCATCGATATGGACTAACTTATCGAACTTCTTCCTTGCTTCATCAATCGTCTCTAGCGCTGTCACGGTATCTCCACGGTTGATAGCGTCCTCGATACTCTGGTAGTAGTAGCGTAGCTCTTTACGAGCCTGTTCTGAAATGCGGTACCATGTTGTACTCATGTTCATTCTCCTCACTCTGCGTATTGCAATGTGACCAGGTCTAAGCCATTGACTTCATCGTCGGGCAATACTTCGATGACCTGATAGGGTTTATCGTTTATCTTGAAGATGACGGTTGTATCAATGGCCTCATTGTGACGGATTACAACGACCTTAGTGTCCTTACTGCCTTCGACGTTGAGACGTGCCGAATCGGCCAGTGTCTGCCGATAGGACCCGTAGAAGATGGTACCGATGTCTTTATACTCGCCATCTGGTTCAGGTCCACTTGTATCTTCTTTCCCGTAATGTGCCACCTTGTTCAGGCGAGCAATTGAGTAGTTCTTCATGCTATCCCTCCTCGTTAGCTGATGTGGGGCGCGAGCTTGATCTGCTCTTTGATGCTTCGCCCTGAAATGTTGGCACGCCAGTTAAGCTCGGCGTAGTCGGCTATCTCAAATCCAGCTGCCAATAGTGCACCTTTCATCATGCCGTTAGTAATGTAGAAACCACCCGGCAAATCAGTGAACAGATGTTTAATGCCATACGATGTGTACTCACTGTTGATTGTCTTTCGTTTGGCTAGTCCTTTAGTCCAGAGATACAGTTTATGCTGCATGTCCTCAGGCATCAGCATAAACGCGAATGGATGATCCTGTTCAAACTGGCTGAGATCAGATGACTTAGGTTCAATGTGCCAATTCTTGTACTCATAGTATTTGCGATACTTCTCAGGGATAGGAAATTCTTGTTCAAACCTAGCCCATGTACTTTCTGGATATAGCATTGTTTTAACCTCCGTAGTTTTAAACTTGTTTGTTTTTTAAGTGTCCCACGTGTCCCGGGCTTCTAAGCGTTGGTGTATAGGCATTTATCTGGGACAACAGACATGTCCCACAAGTGTCCCGAGCTGTCCCACTACTGTCCCAAGTCCTTATTGGGACATGTGCGGGACACGTTGGGACAGCAATGGGACAGGTGACCTGTCCCAACAAAACGTTGATATACTGGTATTTATAGCACTGGGACAGGTGGGACAGTAGAAAAACAAACACTTTATTTCCTGACGTATCCTCTTGAACGCTGACCATTGATTCGCACTCGTTCACGATCCCACCCATCCATGTTATCCATGATGAGCTTGATACGTTTTGCTTCCGATCCAGTACGACCCATCAGGTAACGATCGACTGACTTGTCGAACACCACTTCCATGATCTCTCTGGTCGTGGTTTGTTGCAGTGGTTGTAATTCTCCAGCATCCAAGTGCTGTTGTAACCAAGTGGCCACATCACCGTTATGGTCAATATGAGTGTGAAAGAAGCTGGCCTTCAGGCTCAATGACAGCTTTTCCCAATTTGATGGTACTTTCATGTTGAGGAAGTCTTCGATGGCCTCTTTCATAGGGTCAACGGTCTCTGCTTCTTGTTGATATGGTTTAGCCAGTTGCATCAGCTTACCATCAGCAAAGACACTCTCACCCGCATCAACCCATGTTTTGACCTCTGCCAGTACCTGATGTACATCGTGGTTGATCTTCGGTACGCTTTCTTCATTGCGCCATACCACCTTTGTGGGCTTTGTAACGCCACATCTGATAGGGAAGAAACGGCGTTCACCAGTGGCGTCTTTCAAGTAATCCTGTTGATTAGTGCTACCAATGAACACACACTTGCGTAAATGTGGGTATACGTAATGGCTATAACTCCCTCGGTATGAATCAGACTGGGCGCTAATGAAACTCTTAGCCGACTCAATCTCAGTTTTTTTCATTGCAGAAAGTTCACCGAGTTCCATGATCCAGTTACCTTGCAGCTTCTTGTAATCTTCGTCCGTTTTGCCCATTGATTTTAATGAATCGCTGAACTTTGTCGGGAATAAGTTACGAGCAGCCGTGCTCTTACCAAGTCCTTGTTTACCTTCAAGAATTGGAACGAGTTCAAACTTGCAACCGGGTTGATAGACACGTTTTACAGCGCCAGCTAACCATTTACGAGTAACAGCACGGGTATATTCATTGTCCTCGGCACCTAGATAGTCGATGAAGTAACGTTCTGCTCTAGGAGTACCGTCCCATTGCTCAGTTTCGATCCAGTCTTTAACCGGATTAATTGAACGTTCCTTGCCAACAACAACCAGGGCATCTTGTTCATTCTGCTTGCTAAACAAGAGATTGTGCTTACGCTCAATATATGATCGGACGACAGCATCATCTTCATCAGTCCAAAAACCCTTTTTGATCGGTAAACCCTTAACGCCTTTTGTCTTGATGAGCAGCTCTGAAAAGTCGTCCCATGCGATCACATTGGCAAAGGTTGGATCATTATCAAGCAGCAGTTGAACGTTAACGACTGAGTCTTTTCTAATGCCACCATTGCCGTCAAGTTTAAGGTCATTGCGCCATTGCTCTTGGCCTGTAAAATCAACGTTGACCACTTTCTTGGCTTCTTGCTTAATATCTTCGGGCATTGCTTTAACCAACCGCACGCCTCCTCTCTTCGGCTTTCAATACTGACTTGAAAATCTTGTTCACTTCGGCTTCTGACAGGGGTGTATCTAGATAGTTATCATTAGTTGTAAACAGCAAGTTATAAACTGTCTGCGGCTCTGCACCTGTGAAGAACATTTTGCCAGCAATCTTAGTCAGAAAATCATTGCGATTGCCGGTACTAGTGCCGTTCACTATTTCATCTAGTAGCTTGCCTGTCCATCGTTTGCCTCGATAAACTGTTGAACCACCAAACCCTGGGTTAGGGTGGCTGACACGCTGAATCTCATTAAGTAACCACTGAGGTGCTGGTGCTAGCTTGGTGATCTTGTGCCCTTTAAGTGGTTGATACATGCCGTTCTCGCGAATGCTAGGAAAAACCGGCACTCCAGTCGCAATATAGTCAAGGCCGGTTTTCTCGCCATTCTTAGAGAACAAATCCGATCGACTAGTTAGCTTCAATTCCTTGGGATAGGTGAAGAAAATATGAAGTCCACCGTTTGGCGTTGTTTCTATATAGGTAGATGGAATTTGATCAGCACGGCCCTCAGCACTCAGCTTTGCTAGTGACTTATTGCCGTCAGCTTCGCTTTTATGCCCCATATCGATATCGAATACTAGCACGCCATCAAGCCCTAACCCGATATTGTAATTAGGATGTTCACCCCACCATTTCTTGGCTTGTTCTGGATCTTTGGTAGCGTCCTTATATCCGTGGGAACCATTAAGTGGTGTTCTGGTCGCGGGCGCAAGTGGATAGACTGCAAAGCCATGCTGCTGATATCCAAGCGCTACTTCAAGCACGTCGACCATCGACAGCATCTCCCTCCATAAGTAGACGACGAGCATCAATGATCTTGTCGGATGTGGCATCAGTTAATGCTTCAAGCGACTTATCTTTAAGTTCTCGCCGCAGAACGATGAGCAGTGAACTGGCTTCTTTGAGTAAATCTTGAGTTGCTTCTATATCTGGCCTCGTCATCATTTGTATGCCTCATCAATTGTTGCTAGGCTGCTTTCAACGTATTCTTGAATGGGTCTCAGGAGTGCCATCCATGTATAAAATGATCGATTCGTACCGTATGCCAAGATTGCAGCATTTTTTTCGTTACGATTGCTTCGATATGAAACGACAGATCCTTCCATAGTGTCGAACTGATCACGAAGAGCTTCTAAAAGTTCCTTTGCCGTGCTGAGGTCAAAATACGCCTCACCTAAATCAGGCGCTTTGGTGCTGTTTGAAACATTCTTGATCATAAATTGCCTCCATTTTCCTTGACAAAAGCATCTACCCAGAGGCAAGCTAGAAAAGAATACGAATCTTTTCGCTTGTCTTCTTCTCGCCTTGAGCTGGCACTCTTGGCGATTTTTTTGTGGCCTCAATTAGTGAGCGCCGTTCAGCTTTCTTAAACTGCCAATACCGATCACAATCGGCATCAGCCTTTACAAACTGCGGCCATGTCCATCCAAACTTGCTATTTACCATTTTTACCAAGGTCATCATCCTCTCGAAATTGCAGATACGCTCCAAACACGCTACCGACCATGAAAGCCATACAGAGCACCGGAACAATGAGCGGGTGGCTTAGTAGCCACGCAATAATGTTAATCATCGGCACCGTCCTCCTTGAGATATTTAAGGACGATCCGAGCATTCTGCTTGTCTGTTTCGGACGTAGCAGGATCGTTCAATAAAAGCATAGATTCGCTACGGGCTACAAAGGTGTCAATGCACCAGCCTTCATCAGTCTTCATAAAATGATCGTCTGAGTATTTCTGAAGGTTCGGATAAAGATCCTTGAACTCCGCTAGGCTTTCTGGTTCATTGTTCACTGGTTGGCTGTCTACACACTTGATAAAGCCATTGTCCAAGGCATACTGTGTAGGATCACCGTTTTCGTCAATTAAGTTGGTCCCGATCATTGTCCGATATACCTCGTCCTTACCAACTGTTACGCCTTCAGATTTCAAACCCTCATAGAATTGCTCCACGAGTGACGGATAAACTACTTTCATATATTTTCCTTTCTGACGTTATGTGCCTGTCATAAGTTGCTTACATGCCCGCCTGCCCAGCGTGATTACTTGCCGTGGTTATTCATGTAATCGTCTATGTCTGCGGTATTGATTCTTTTTACGCCACCGACGACCTGTACCAACAGTCCCTTCTTAGTCCAGGACAGCAGCGTGTTACGAGCAACACCGGCATAAGCTGCTGCTTGCCCGATATTCAACTTTTTCGATTCTTCGTGCTGTGACGCAAGCTTGCTAACTGCTTGGATCACTTCCTGATGAATACGATATTGTAGCTGCTTATCGAAGTCTTCTGATAACACTAGTTCCGCTTTCATCTTGTTCACCTCCTTTTATTGACACAAATATGACACCAAATTTTGAAAATAAAAGGGGCAGTAAACCCCTTGCATTCAAATGACACGTTTTTGCCACTTGCTTGATTAAACAATAGCACTGGTTTACTATAGGTGTCAAGATGGTGTCAAAGAAAAGAGGCGATTTTTTTGGTTTCTCAAAATAATCAAGTTATTGCGCAAAATATTAGACAAATCCGAAAACATCTCGGTATGACTTTGGAACAGTTCGGCGAAGAATTAGTGCCACGTGCTGACAAAAGTCTTGTTTCAAAGTGGGAGCTTGGAAAAACCAAACCATCAAGTTCAAGACTTAAGCAAATTGCTCAGTTGGGAAATATGAGTGTGATGTTTCTGACAACTGGGAATAAGTCGATGGCCGATTTAATTAAAAACAAAACTCCCGAGAACCAAGCTATCATCGGCGACATCATGTTAAAGGCGAATAAGGATCGCGAAGATATCATCGATACTGTTTTTGAAACATATTTTGCGACCGATCATCTTAACAAATACTCTCCTAGGGAACGGCTAGCATTAATTCAATATGCAAAATACTTGCTTAGCGCAAGCCCCGATGAAGTTGAACCACTTTCTTTCTTTGCCAATTATGTGAACGTCAATGGCTATCCTCCAAAAGTTCCTAATCTCGAGTATTTAGAAAGAGAAAAGAAAGAACTTAAGGACATGTTCGCTAATCTTGTGGACAACTATTTCAGTAATGCTCGTATTAAAAAAGGAAAATGATATCATGGCCGAATTTTAGGCTGCCACCTTTTCCCCAATTTCGGGGAAAACTCTCCAATCTAACACCGCCTGCCCAGCGTGACGGATAGGAGAAAGCAAATGGCATCAATTAAAAAGTACGCAACGAAAGACGGCAAAGAGTTCTGGCGCGTTCAGGTCTTTGCTGGTAACGATCCACAGACTGGCCACAAGAAGTACAAGGTACGGCGAGGGTTTAAGACAAAAAAAGAAGCCACTGTTGCAGCAGCTAGACTTGAACTAGCAATCAGCAACGGTGACTTAGAAGAAGAGAAACCAAAGCCCGTGTTCTTTCGGGATGTATATGAGGAGTGGTATGGAAACTACATTAATACGGTAAGAGAGTCCACATGGGCCCGAACTGCTGGAATGTTCAATAATCACATCCTACCGGCATTTGGCGGTAAGCGAATTGCCATGATAACCACTAAGGACGTGCAGAAGGCTGTTAAGAGGTGGTTTGAATTCACGTCTGCTAACTATAAGCGGTGGTATAACTATGTTTCATCGGTTATGGACTATGCAGTTCGACAAGGGTATATGAATAAGAACCCAGCCAAGGCCGTTGTTTTACCGCACCACGACGATCTGGTTGGTGATAAGCCTGAAAACTTTTGGACTAAGGAACAAATGAATCGCTTCTTTGCCTGTGTCGACCAAGCTAACCACTTCGATATTTTCATCATGTTTAGAGTTTTGGCTTTTACAGGGGTTCGTCGCGGTGAACTACTAGCGCTGACGTGGAATGATGTAAGTTTTAAAGAAAACAGTATTAAAGTGAACAAAACGCTAACGCAGGGTGACAAAGGCCATCAGATCGTTCAGGCACCAAAGACACGCGCTGGAAGGCGCACCATTCCGGTAGACGGTCAAAAGATGGCATACTTGAAACGGTGGCGTAGAATACAGCAGGAAACATTCCTACAGCTAGGTATTAATACGATGCAACCGAATCAGTTGCTTTTCACTAATACTAAAAACGGGTATCAGTCATTAAACACACCGTCTAAGCGACTGCATAAGCTTCAAGATGACAATGGGCTTACACCTAGAATAACCATTCACGGATTCAGGCATAGCTTTATATCCAATTTATTGATTGCTGGTGTTCCTGTTACGTCAGTGCAAAAACTGGTAGGGCACACAGATCCGACTATTACGCTTGGTGTGTATGCTCACGTCAGTGCAAAACAAGAAACGGAGGCCACCGCAGCACTTGCCAAATATATGCAAAATTGA